GTTGTTTTACCAGAACCAGAAGCCCCAATAATTACCCCCACATTAAAGTCAGAAACAACGTCAGCATTAACGCTTAATTTATGCGTAAGTTTTTTCTCAACATTCAAATCAACTGATTGAGCCGCTTTAACGCTGCGAAAACCTTTGGGTGGGGGGCTTTCTAATTTTACTACAAAATTTTGCACTCAATTCCCTCTTTTTCCGCCATTTCGTACCATTTTTCTAGCTGCTTTTCGCTAGAAAATTTCATAATCATTTCATTTTCAAAAAAATCAACTTTAGGGTCGGATACATGCTTTTCTATTTCTTCACCAAGAATCGTATTAACTTCTTTAGGCTCAAAACCAGTCAAGTTAACGTCTATATCTAATTCTTTTAACCTATCAATTTCAACCGCTAACAAATCGTAATCCCACCCCCCATTTTCAGTGAGTTTGTTATCAGCTATAACGTAGGCTTTGCGCTGTGCTTCGCTTAACCCTTCAAGCAATATAGTGGGCACTATGTTCATATTGAGTTTTTGTGCTGCGGCTAACCTTCCGTGACCAGCGATGATGCTGTTGTGCTCATCTATTAGAATCGGGTTGTTGAAACCGAACTCCTGAATGCTTGCTGCTACCTGCGCTACCTGTTGATCGCTATGGGTGCGTGGGTTGTTTGCATAGGGGATTAGATCTGTAGTTGCTACATAAGTGACTTCTAAATTCATACTTTCCGCGTCTTTTCAAATGATCTCATTGCGCCAAGCCCTAGCATCCCCATCAACACGGGCATCATAGTCTCTAGTGGAACAAGGGGAATGACAATGTCATACCCAATAAGAGCTAATACAAAGTTAGAGAATGGGATTGTGATAAAGTTCCCAAACATGCCCATCGTACAAACCCAACCCAATGCCGGCCTCCAGCCGCTAACAAATATACTAGCGTGCGCTGCTTCGATCTTGTTTACTTCTAGCTGCAAAGCTGCATTTTTGTGCGCTTCTTTCTGCGCTAATGTTGCAATTTCATGCGCCAGCCTAGCCTTCTGGTCTTTGTCTTCAATGAACTCAGATAGTAAGCCAGTAACAGGCCCGACGAGTTCTTTGACAATACCAAAACTCAAATCTCTGCCCTCACACCCTGTATTTTAAGGTCGAATGATTTACCGGCTTGAACGAAAAACTCAGCTACCGTGACTCTGCTGTCATACACCGCTGGCTCTAGCGCGTCACTGTTGAACCTACTGCCAAGGCCGATACAGCCCTGCACATCATGTGGGAAATTAGCAACATGAAACAGAATAAACGTGCGGTCTGGCACATCGAGAATTTGCACAACGTCTTGGAATCTAGTGCCGCTAAACGGCTCGCACCTATACTCACCCTCTGGGATGCAACTAACGTTGGGCGCGTTGTTTTTCCAAGGTCGCTCAATGGTATAGCAAGACCAATCGCCAACCCATACTTTGCCAAGGGTGCCGCTGTCAAGATAAGCAAAACGCTCTAAATAGACCATTTACTGTCCTTGTTATTTCAATTTGCCTGTGATAGCCCCTATTTTACCCCAAAAACTGCAAGTATTTGCAAGTTTTATTGATATTTTGCACTTTGCCCCTTTACATCTTAAAGGTTTTCTTTATAATGAACGCCATCAACAACGAAAAGGAACGAACAAATGACCAACCAAGAAAAAATAGATCAACTCATTGCTGAAGTTACTGCCCGAATCGAAGCCGACGAAGCTCACGCCAAGCAGTTTACTTTCACTAAGTTTAATCACGGAACTCACAGAGGCGTTCAGGCCCAAGTTGACGGCAGCTTCAACTGCGTTGCTTTCGAGGCGGTTCGCTTTACTAAATCTTCAAACGGCTGGAGAGTAAGTTTATTGCCAAAAGGTGAGTATCATTTCGAGGAAGGCCACGGCTGCTTCTCTACATTAAAAGAAGCCAAGCGCCACGCTCTTCAATATTCAGGGGCCGCGTAAGCGGCACCACCCACCCCAATAACTTTAAGGAACGAACAAATGTCTACTAGAGCAACCTACCGAATCAAAAGCGGCTTCAGCACAGTAACCCTGTACATTCACCACGATGGATACCTGCAAGGCGCTGCTCAATACTTCCGCAACACTTTAGACCTAATGCGTATCAGTGACCGCGACCTACTAACCTGCTTTTTGTGGGCAAACAAGCGCGCAGAACTTACTGGTAGCCACGCATCACATGGCGATACCGAATACCGCTACGAGATAGAAAAAGAAGATGGTGTCTGGATTGTCAACGCTTATAAGCGCAGAAGCTATGACAGTGATGACTTTGACAGGGTTTGCAGAACGTCACTTTCTAAATTTGTCTATGAATACTCATCAACAGAGGCCGCGTAAGCGGCCCATAGGGGAAAGCAATGAGCTACGAATACGATACCGCAGAGGAAACTGTAAATGAAACTAGGACGCACCTTGTAAAGCGCCATTTAGAGAAGGGGCTAAAAAAATCTTGGTTTCGTACCGTCTGGAATTTTGAAGAAGCTGTAGTTAAATTTCCAAGAAAACCAATCAGGCAGCTTAAAAGAAAAGATGTTTTAGGCGGCGACATTGTTCAAGTATGGGAGGCATAGATATGAAACTACGCTACCCCCTCGCTTTATTTGTACTTGTTGCCCTTGGCCTCGCTGGTCAGGGTGACTTTGAAGAAGAACAAGCCGAAGCAGTTAGGTACGCAGAACGCGTTTGCACTGGCGTTCACGGTGACTACCTCAAGCTTTTCCCTGACTGCTAACTAGCCAGACGTTCTGCTCTTTCTCATCCTCTGGCCTTTCGGCTGGGGGGTTGGGGTCATCATCAAACTCAATGAATTCACTAATGATCACAGTCACTTGGGTGTTCGGCTCCATGTCTTCAATTATTACGGTAGGCAAGCTCTCTATCCTCCATGAACCTCTCACGCTCTAGCAAATTGTTAATTTCTTGCTGCGCCTGCTCCAGCACTTTAACGTCTCGCGTTATTTGCCACTCAGTGAGCAATGTGACCACGTTACCGGCTAAATAACCCAGTCGGTTTGCAAGAATGTAATCAACTGGTTTGATTTCTTTCATCATTCTTCAACCTGCCATATCTGCCCACGCCATTCATACTCGCCAGCATGGTGTACTTTTACAAACTCAGGCGACAAAAGAAAACCATCTTTTATCGTCAAGACTACAAATCCGCTGACCCAGTTCTTTGGCCCATCTTCTGCGTAGTCGAAGGTAGGCTGGTGAGGGTTCGCCATTGTCCCGCATTGCACCCCGTATCGGTGGCCCGTGTAATCAGACCAACTGTAGACTTGCTGCGCGTGTGTGTGGCCTGTGACGATGTGAGTGCCTGCTTTCATCGTGTTATTATATGCCGCGTGAACACCACCGGCGATTCTATGTTTAATCACAATAGGTCGCTCCGCCCCAGCTATCCACAACGACATTCCAAACACCCATTCTTTGAAATGGTCTTTTAAGTCGAACCCCACCACCCCGCCAAATTGGTTTGCATTGTTTGCTAAATATGAGTTGAACCGCTGATCATGATTCCCGATCAGCCAGTACCTGTCACTCTTGGGGCTGGCCTTCTGTATCTCTTGCAGCCGCTTCTGGGCTGTGGATAACTCTTGCTCAACACTGGGCCGGTCTTCCCAATCATTCATCGGGTGCCGCCCAATAGAAGAGCCGTCTATTAAATCGCCGTCTAAAACAATAACTTTCGGCTTTAGTTTTTTTGCTAATTCAACGAAGGCAATATGGGCGGTTGTAACGGTGTTGGGTTCATAATGGCAATCGCTGCCGACCATGATTATACCATCAGTCACTTCTAAGTTGCGCCTGAACGATTCTCTGGGCCTGTTACTGCTATCAAGGTGCGCCGGGACGTGCAGGATAGTCCCTAGAAGGTTTTCTACCCGCTTGCGCTTCATGTGGACGTTGCGAATATCAACCTGATATTTCCGAGCCATTGCCGCTGGCCCTAAAGCCTCGAACTCTCTGGCAAATTCTTGGGGGTCAACTGGGGTCTTTGACTGGCTCATATTTGCCTCGCCTCGCGTAAGCATTACAAAAGTGGGCGAATACTAACGCTTTAACGCGCTCTTCTCTAGCCTCTTTGGGTTCACGCTCCCAGACATCTTTGATCGCTGCGTCAGCGGCCTTTACCATATCCTGCGCTATCGCCCTTGGTGATCTCATTTCAGCCCACCTCGCTCACCTAGCCTGCGCTCATGCGACTTAATCTGCTCTGACCAATCGGCAATCATTTCTCTGTAGTCGGCTGCGTAAAATTTCACTGGGTCATTCTTGGTTGCCAGCATATGCTCGACCTGATCCTTCCCTATCCAGTCAATCATCCACAAAGTGTACTGCGCTTCTGCGCTGCCATGCTTCATGGAAAAGCCATTGCAGCCCTTGCACTGTGGATTGACATTGCTTTCTTCTAGCGCCCACCTGCTTGATGAACCCTTCGGGATGAAATGCCCACCGTCCATGTTTTTATAGTGGTCTAGCTTTCCACAACTCACGCACTTGCAGTAGCCCCATTCATCGGCTGCGCTGATTCGTGACAGCTTTTGCAAAGTCTTTAGTGCTTTAGCCCTCAATGTCTCAGCCATTTTGCACCACCCCCTTGGAAAATTTTTCTAATTTTTCTGTTACTTCAAAAAGAAATTGCCGCACTTCACTTTCCAATAAACCTATTGCATCCACGCTGGGTTCAAATCTTTTAATCCAGATCTGCATACGAAAGGGGAGCCTAGGATCGAAGACCACAAAGTCGCACCATTTTCTCTGCGTGCAAGCTAACTGCCAAAGCATCTGAGTTTGGTAGCTTTCAGGGATTGTTCCACTTGTGACATAGTTGATCATAGTCGTGGTTTTAGGGCATTTGATTTCAATCAACCCGTCATTGCCGACTAAGCCATCTGGGCTCGCGCAAGATTCTTCTACCCACTCATGATTGACCAAACCAACTTCTTCAACTGTGACCCATCTTTCGTTTTCGTAGCGTTCTCTGGCGGATTGTTCAGTGATCACACCCCAGTTCATTTCGTTGCTGGAATAAGCTTCAGGGAATTTGCCGGTCAATCGCTGCTCTATCAAGTCATCCATATACTTTTTTCTCGCTGCCGTGTAACCGCTTTTCGTTCTAGCAATAACCTCATGGCATCTGCTTGCTGTGACTTTGCCTAACCTTGCAGCAAACCACTCATCTGTGCCTTGTTGCATTACACCACTCTCCTCAGATTAGCTTGTTTGGTTCTTTCAGCATCAAATGCTAGTTGTCCCAGCATGATTTGCTTTTTAAGCTTCTCTGCTCTCAGGTTAGATAACTGGACGGCTTGGTAATATCCTGCCCACTCTTTACTAGATCTGGCTTGAACTTCTGACTTTGCTGCGCTTTCGCCAGTGTCCATATACGCTTTTTTTGTGACTGCCTCATACGATTTAAAGTTAGTCTCTGCCTCGATTGCCTCAACGCTCGCCCCCTCCCATTCATTAATTCTTTGGCTTAGTCTTTCAAGAATTCTGTCTAGCTTGTCTTCCATTTATTTTTCCCACGTTGTGACATTTAGTGGGTTAGGTGGCCCACTAGCATATCCAGTCTTATCAACAGTCTGTATTTCCACCCCACCATTTCCAAGCTGGCCCAAACTTCGCCCACCTACCTATCTAAAAAAAGAGAGGGAGGATTTATGCCACCATTAACGGGTGTTCAATTTCGCGCCCCACTAATGCGCGCAG